ACCATTATCAAAGTCAAAACGATCTGTAATATCAACAGTGTATTGACCACTTGTTGGAGTGCTACCAAAAGAAACACCTGGAGCCATAGTTACGCTAACAATCTTATATACGTCAGCTTTGTCTAGATAAATTTTATTTGCTTGAGCCGCAGTAGCAGTCAAGAATGTTTCTGAAGTGTTTGTTAAGGTCTTAGTCTTTTCGAAACCAGAACCATTACGGATAACCGCAGCGATAACAGTGATAGAGTGGCCAGACTGTTCTGATGGAACAGTAATACTTACTGTAGAACCTGATACACTAATTGCTGTTGGTGTAAATACTGAACCACCAGTAGAAGCATCATTATCAACGCAAATATAATTATCAGTATCAGCAGCAGAAGCAAATGTTCCAGAAGTGCTCAATGTTAAAGAAGTTGCAGTTGCAGTCTGAGTAAACTTCTGATAGCAGTAGAAAGTAGTATTGTTAGTTCCACTAGTACCAGCAGTGCGCATTGAGCGAATCGCTTTATATGGTAATGGGAATAGCAGGCTTGCTTTCTCTGGCTCTAGAATTTGAGTTGTGCACAAACCAACAGTAGCGCCAGTAACAGTAATATTGCTATCAACAGTTAGAGAAGATTGACTAGAAATAGCAGTAACTCTACGATATGTAGAACCACCAAGAAGAATTAGATCATTTACTACTAGATCTGTTAAGAAAGATGTTCCAGTTCCTGTAAGTGTGCTAGAGTTATTAGCTGTAACAGAACCAATAAGCTGTTTAACGACAGGTTGAACATCAGCAGTAAAGTCTAAGTTTACGTCTGAGTTTGGTGTGTATTCAATAGACTTAACATCAGTATTGAAGTCATATCCTGGAAGAAGTTGAACATCAAACAATCCTAGTTTATAAGTTGATGATGCTCCGAATGGTAAACCATTATGCCATTCCATGTAACGAACACGGGCAGTACCAACAGTAGTACCAACGGCTGCGCCACGATTTGAAGAACCAGTAATATAGTTCTTTAGAGTAACAGTTTCTAGAGTGTCGATCGGAGGAAGGTTGTTTACGTTAGTAACAAGAACATAGTTACCAACAGTAGTATCAACAACAGATGCAGTTGCTTGAACGAAATCACGAGATTTATCAACAGGAATATATGTTACGGAAGCCTTTTCAATCTCGTAACCACGAACATATCCTTTACCAGATTCGATACCAATAGCAAGTTTAGATTCATCACCATCAGTATAGATACCACGATTATATGCTGGCGCAGCATCATAGTTCCAGTTTACGCCTGTTGCGCCTGGACCATCATATGCTGAACTAGAAGAATGAGTAGGTGGAGTTGTAACAGAAGTTGCTGTATTAAGAGCAGTGTATGTATTACCATTGTAAGAAACGATATCACCAATTAGATACGCAGTGTTCTGAGTCCATTCACCACGATTGTTATTGCGATGTTCGCGAATATCAATCTCAAAACCACGAACAACATAATCGCCAGACTCATCATAAGTACGACGAGCAAGTTCATCACCAAGTAATGAGTATTCTGTGTGTTCAACAATAGTTTTAATAGAACCATTTGTAACACGGATTAATTCAACAAAGTTTGCGTCGGCAGTAGAATCAACCGCCAACTTAGTTAATGTCAAATCAATGTAGTAACGATGTGCACCTGGAGCAGCATAGTTATAGCTGTTCTGCGCATTATCTAATAGGGACTCATCTTGTTCTGGAGTAACAATTTCTTCTGTTACTGATAAACCAACACGATATGTTGGCTCAGTTGTATATTTGTCAAGAACAATAGTCTGTTTGTCAACAAGGCAGAAATGACCATTGATATAATATACACCAGTGTTAATAGTAGCGATAGAACCTTTACCAACAGGGGTTCCAGTAGACGCTACTTGAACTGAGTATACATTATCATCAGTAACTAGAACTTCATTGGCTTCAAACACTTTAGAAACTGAATCAGAACCAGATTGCTGGTAGTTCAAATATAGTGTAGTTGGGTCAGTGTTTTCTGCGCTCTGTGTTAAAATAATAGTAGCTTTAATACCAGTGGTTTGGCCAATAACAGTTTTACCATCTAAAGCTGATAAGAAAGTCTCAACAGCAACACCATTATATAATGATTGTAATTTTACGTAATCTGCTCCGCCTCCAGGCTGAGTAGCAGTTTGAATAGAAGCCTGTCCAGGAATAACCATTGCGCCTTGTTTGAATACAGCATCACCATGGCGTTTAATCTGGTTCTGCAGAATACTCTGCATTTGTGTAAGTTCACGAGCCTGAACAGCAAAAGAAGGGCGATACAAAATTCGATAAAACTTTTTAGTCTCATCGAAATCATCATTATACGGTTCGGTATTGAAATCTAGCATTCTTTTACTCTTTAAGTTATTTTCTTATTTATTAGAAGTGCACAACTGTTCTTAATGTCACGTTCTGATCGCCAGTTGGTGTAAAGGCTTCTTTATTATCAATAAACAACATATGTCCAGAATATTTATCTGCTGTTGGAGCAGTTACCCCAGAGGCAGAGAAAGTATTTCCAGCTGCGTTTAAGAAAACGCTACCAACAAGTGGCACTGAGTTGTCAAGAGATTGTATTAGCGCACCAGTTGTTGTCAATGCTACAATTCTAAATCTTGGGCCAGTAGATGAACCTAGTGTTAAGTTCATATCTGGGGTGAAATTATTGATATCAATATAAGCAGTAATTACATAACAAGCAGAAGCAAGAGAACTTGCTAGGTTACCATATTCACCAAACTTACGTGGATTCTTAATAATACCAAGTTGACGGTAGTCGTTATTAACTTGGAATCCTTGGTTTGCGTCTTTAGATACGTTTGTATAAAACATAAGGGTTCTAGTAAACATACCAGTAATAGGGTCTTTACCATGTCCGCCATATGGAGCCATAATACCACGTGCTTTTGCACCAAAACCATTACTTTTATCGAAGGAAACTTTACACCAACGATATCCTAAGCCATAGTTTGTAACTTCAATCTTTTTAATAGAGCCACCTTGAACACGAGCAATAGCAGCAGCACCAGTACCATCACCTTCAATTGTCACTTCAAAGTCTGAGCCATAACCATAACCACCAGAAATAACTGGGTAAGCCATGATACGACCATCTGGTGTAAGCAATTCAGTATTTGCTTGTAAGGTGTTAATATCACCTGGAGATAGATCTGCGGATAGGTAACATTGGTCACCATCACCAGAAACAGAAAGGTTAGCGTATGTATAACCAATACCACCATCATCAATCTGAACTGATGTAACTTGTCCGTCTTCAATTAATGGTAGAATCTTCGCTTCAGATTTTACACCAACGAAATAAGCAGTAGCTCCACTACCAGCGGATACTGGAGTAATTGTCGCTGTCGGTAAAGAAGAATATCCTGCGCCATAACGTAGAACAACTTCACCAGTAGCGGCAACGCCAGCATACTTTAATGTAGCAGTTCCATTAGAAGTAGTTTGTAAAATAGGTGTTCCAAGAACAGCACCAGTTCCACCACCGCCAACGATTCTTACGATTGGTGGGTTAATATAGCCAGTGCCACCAGAAGAAACTGTAATTGAAGTAATAACACCAGAAGTTAGAACTGCAGTTGCCACTGCTTGGTTACCGCCTGGAACATCAGGAGGTCCAACATAAACAGATAATGTTCCAGCTGAATAACCAGAACCGCCAGAAGTTACTGGAATAGTTGCGATCGCACCAGCAATAACAGGGGCTGATGTTGAAGTAGTTCCAGCAGCAGTTACAGTATAAAGTCTATTTGAATAGAAAAGTTGCTGACCAACGGTAACAGCAGTACTTGCTGTCCATTTAGTTCCAAGAACTAAAGATTGAGCGTAACCGTATCCAGATCCTGGATTCATTACTTGAATTTTACTTACTGATGTGCCATTCATAACAGCCTGACCAATAAAGCCAGTACCATCAATATCCCACCAGTTCTCACCACTACCATCTGGATCAGTGTCCACTAAAGATACAGTAGGGGCAGAAGTGTAGCCAAGACCACCATTGGTAACAGTAATCTCATAAACGCTACCGAGTAAAGCATAATCTGCAACTTCATCATCAACAATATTTAAAACACCTGTTGCTCTTGTTCCAATATATTTTAAAGCAGCAGTGCCATTAGCAACAATCCCCGTTAAATGAGATGGTCCAGGAGAAGCGAGTGTTCCAGAAACACTCGCTTCATATAGATTATTTTGATATTCAACTTTTTGACCAAGTAAAATACCAACTCCATCTTGCCATTCATTAGCGCCATTAAACGGAGGGTCAATTGTTAAAGTTGCCCCAGAAGTATAACCAGAGCCTGGATTAGAGATAGTCAATGTCTTTAATAGTAATGGGTCTGATGCGCGATATCCATCACCAGCAACAGAGATATTTGCGAATGTATAATTTTGCCCAGCGTTATCAATCTTTACGTTAAGAATTTCACCACCAGAGTAAAATTGTGAACGAATTGAGTTAACAACTGGCATATATACATCAGTCAAAAATTTATTTCGCAGAGCAATAGGAATACTATATAAGTATTTCCACATGTATCCGTCTGGCATAATAACTGGATCTACAACAGTGCCGATAGGTTTGTATGTAGAGATTGCGTTATTGTTGTTGTCAAGACACTTATAGACGTTAAAGTCGTCAGTTAGAACATAACAGTTTGTATCTTCAAGACGTTGCGCACCTGATGGGGCAATAGTTACTACTGCTTCGGCAATAGCATTTGCGCCACCACCACCAGAAATAGTAACAGTAGGAATTGAAGTATAGCCTGTTCCTCTTGATGTTATGTTGATTTCAGTAATAACACCATCAGTAAGAACTGCTGTAGCTGCAGCACCAGTACCACCACCACCAGTAATAGTAATTGCTGGGTTTGAAGAATATCCATAACCACCAGAGATTAGGTTAATACCTTGAACTTCTTGACTATATTGGTCATCATACATATCCCAAACTTGACCAGTTACCCAGTCTCTACGTGGAATTACATACGCAACATCAGTTGAGTTAATTTCTTTTAGAGTAATAATCTCGTTGCGTGTTTGCAGTTCATAATCAAAACTATCGATTGGATATGGAGGATTTAACTCGTCATTCCAACGAAGGGTTTTACCCAAGAAATAGTAGTAACGTGCACTACGATTCTGGATCTCATTGAATACTGCATCCGCAATAGAATTATCTAATTGGGATTTTAGTAATGATGCCATTTAATTTTCCGATTAGCTGATTGTAACAACCCAAGTAATAGCGATAGAGTCGCCAGCAGCTTTATTAACAACAGGGAATGTTGTTCTACAAAGCATTGTGCCACCAACAGATGAGTTCAATACGGCAGCTTCAGTAATGGCACCAGTACCAGTGCCTGCTGGGAATGTAGCAGTATATGTGATAGCGTTAGCTGAGTTTGAAGAAGAAGCCAAAGAAACACGACCAGCCTCAGTACCCAATGCAGTATCAGCAGCAGTTGGTGTGCCAGTAGCAGTACCGATTGCCATATGAGACATAATGCCTGATGCCGTTCCTACAGCACGAGAAGCCAAATATGTTTTACCAGCAGTAACTACTAGGTTCTTTGCTTGACGGATTTCTTTAATTTGACCAGCTTTATTGCGAACAACGATTTCTAGTTCGCCTTTCATCTTTAATGTATCTTCGAAATTCATAATTTCTCCTTGTTATCCTGTAAATGTAGAGGGTTCACCAACATATGAGCCACCGTCATTTAAGAACCAGCCAGCTTCAGCATATGGGTTTAAAAGTATAATTCCGCCAGAATCTTCAGGAGACTCTTCATCGGCGAGGGGTTTCGTCATCGAAATATATGGTACTGTTCTATTTAGTAATGTACCAGAAATATCAATTGGATGTACTAGGTCATTATCAAGAGTAATACCATCATTTAAGTAATGATCATACTGTTCAGAATTGATAGTTCTATCAATATCTTTAATCTCTAGCCCAGCAACTGTGGTCACTTCATCATTTGCTGTAATAGAGAGAATCTTAATTAACGACTCAAGTGACGTAGTAATTCTAAGTTCATTACGTAAATCATATTCACCAAAGATCGCCATACCAGATGGGTGGATCAAATTCTTTACGATAGTCTTATAAGTGTCTAACGCTTGGTCAATCTTAATTACATATGAGAATGCTTGGTAATAGCGACTATCTTGAATGTAGATAGCATCGTCCAAGAAACCATCATTGTTAACATAATATCCTGGATATTTGGCAAGAGGACCAAGTGAAACTTTAATAATAGCTGGTTCAGTTGTAGTGACCTGGGAGTCAACAGAACTAATACCGAATTCACGAACAGTAAGACCAGCATATGTTCCATCAATAGCATTAGATCCTGATGGGTCAATGTTATAGTCTGCAGTGTTGATAGAGCCAGATTCTTGGAATCCAGACATACCTTCAGAAATACTTAATGCAACTGCTTTATTCGCTGGAGCCAAAAAACTATCAACACGCTGGATAACTGTTCCAGTTTGAGAAGATAAGTCTTGTCCCTTTTGAGAGGTAATTGTAGTTGTAAAATCAGTAGTATAGCCAGTGCCATACTTAATAAACTGCCCCTGCTTGATGCCACCATCAGCAGTAACAGCAGCTACTTTCATAATGGTTCCATAACCATTAAAGTTTATAATGTTGTATAAGTCACCTACTTTAAAACCAGTTCCTGGTTTCTCAATAACTAAGTTAGATGTTGTTGGTAAAATAACACCATTGAACACTAGGTTGTTATTACTATCCAAATAACGTAAAGTATCACCAACAGAAATTGTACCAAAGAAACGACGATCTAAAATAAATTCATAAACATCATCAGAGATACGAATTGCTCGATCTACCTCAACCTCAACATATTGACGACGGTCAACTAGAACACGAATAACTTTAGTAGTTGTAACAACATCAACTAATTTACCAACGATGCTCTGTGGATTACCAACAAGAATCTTTACGAAAACTGAAACATCTTGATTCCATTTACCATCAGAAGCACGCAGCATCTGTTTGGCTGGATAATCAATCTCAATTTCTTTGTTGAATAAAATTCTAAACAGTAATCTAAAAGATGACTCGCTACCTTTAGCGAGGTACATATCCTTGATGTGTGTTAGTAAAAATCTCTCATCAACTGTTGAGTAAGGTAACTTCTGAGCAAGATCGTCTTTAAAATATCTAATGAAACCATCAAGAGTTGTATCAATATCTCTTAGTGTGGTTAAATCTTGTTGAGTAGTTTCCAAAAACTCATAATACGCTTTTAGAAAA